GGAGGTGGTGGAGCTGGATATCCTGGTCCTGCTCTGTCTGGTGGATCTGGAAATACTCCGGCAACTACCCCTTCTCAAGGTAACAATGGTGGTACTTCTCCAAACAGTGGAAATCCCTACGGAGGAGGAGGAGGGGGTGGAGCTGGAGCTGTTGGACAAAATGGTTCTGGAAGTGGAGGAGGTGCTGGTGGAGCGGGTACATCGTCCTCAATAACTGGAACGGCTACTAATTATGCTGGTGGAGGAGGTGGTGCATCTAATAATCCAACTGGCGCTGCTGCTGGTGGTATTGGTGGAGGGGGTAGTGGAGGAATTTCATCCTCCCCTGTTGGCGGAACTGGAGGAACTAATACCGGAGGTGGTGGTGGTGGAGGAACGGCAACAGGAATTCCTAATGCAGGTGGGTCAGGCGGATCTGGTATTGTAGTTATTTCTTATCCTAATACTTATAAGCCCGCATCTACAACAGGTTTTGTCACATCAACTACCTCTGGCGGTAATTTTATCTACACATTTACTGGATCTGGGACGATTACATTCTAAATGAATATACATAATTTATTTCCAACAGCGGTAAGTTTTTTTAATTTTGGTACAAAGTTAACGGAAATAGAAGAAAACTTCATTAAGAATCAAGAAAAGCGTACTAACGGCGGGAATCAAACAAGTGTAAACAATCGCTTGTTTGATTCTGCCGAGATAGCAGAGATTACTAGATTTTGTGAAGAATCATTGCAGGAATATTTTAAGGAAGTTTATGCCCCTAAAACTAATGTTAAGCCTTATATAACGCAATCTTGGGCAAATTACACAAGCAAAGGGCAATGGCATCACAAACATGAACATCCCAATAGTTTTATTTCTGGGGTTTTTTATGTTCAAGCACAAAAAGATATTGATAAGATATATTTTTTTAAAAACGGATATCAACAATTTAGGTTGATTCCAGATAACTATAACTTGTATAACTCTGACTCATGGTGGTTAGGTGTTGAAACGGGGCAATTAATATTGTTTCCATCTCATTTAACTCACATGGTACAAACAGTAGAAACAGATGAAACAAGAATTAGCATCTCATTCAATACTTTTTTGAATGGATATGTTGGTGATGATTTAGAACTATCTGGTTTACATTTAGGAGATTAAGAATGTCTCATTATGCAAAAGTAGAAAACGGAATTGTGACAGAGGTAATTGTAGCAGATGCATATTTTATTACTTCATTAGATGGTCAATGGATTCAGACATCCTATAATACGCACGGTGGAGTGCATTATTCTCCCGATACCAATCAGCCCGATGGAGGTATGCCTGTACGCGGAAATTATGCTGGGATCGGATACATTTACGATGCAGCGCACGATGTTTTTTACCCTCCTCAGCCTTATCCGAGCTGGACAATTTCTGCTCCTAATTGGACTTGGACTTCTCCCGTTGCGTATCCTGCTGATGGCAAAAGATACGCTTGGAATGAAGAAAAAAAGCAATGGGATGAATTGGTGATTTAGGCTTAATAAATCATGGAATGGGTAGTAGAAAATGATCCGCGCTTACCAAATTGGTTAAATACCATATTGAACTGGCCTCCTTTTTTGCTACCCACTTATGCAATAGCTTCAATCTTTATGTTTACGTCTGGATATATTTCAGCGGAAACAGGAAAATGGGTTTGGTTTGATTTTACTAACCAATATCCACAAATGTTCCGTAATGGAATATTCTGTATTAGATTCATGCTGCCTTTTTGTATTTGTTTGCAAATTAGGTGGTCTGCTGACGCTAGTCCGTCATATTTCCAAACTATAATTGGATGGAAGATAAACGGGCGTTTTGCTTTGTCGTTTAGATTTGAAGATGACGGATCGGCTGCGGCTGGTGTGCTTCAAGTAAACACAGATCAAGCGTCTGGCTGGAATGAAGGTGGTAAATAGGCAACCCGCTGGCCTTGATAGCGGTTTTTTCAGGAGATGAGACGTGGATAAAGTTACTCTTTCAATAGATCTAGTAAACGCAATGTTGGGTTGTTTGGGTAAGATGCCCTTTATTGAAGTACAAGGAATCATCAACGCTGTGCAATTAGAAGCTAATGCTCAATTCACACAAGATGTTTCAACAGACTCTATTGATGCTTTAACAACAGATTCAGTTGCTGCTCTTTCAACAGATCAAGCAGCGGCTTTGAGTACAGAGCAGGTCTAATATGGCAAAGTCAAAGAAATGGATTCAAGAAGCTATTGAACCATCTCACCGTGGGATGTTGAGAGAAGAGTTGGGCGTTCCTGAAGGGAAGAAAATCCCTGTCAAGAAGCTAAATAAGGCTGCAAAAGAGCCAGGTAAGATGGGACAGCGTGCCCGTCTTGCTAAGACTCTTCGCGGCTTCGACTAAAACATTTCACGGAATGACTTTATATGGATGCTCAGAGCCTGATTGATATAGCGGTAGGTATTGTTGGTTCGTTTTTTGGTTGGGTTCTGAAAACCATTTGGGATGCCATCACTGAATTAAAAAATGATCTTAAAGAGTTAGATCACCATATTGGCGAGAAGTATGTCCGTAAGGATGACTTCAAGGATGCATTGGCTGATATTAAATCTACTCTTGAGCGGATTATTGATAAGTTAGATGAGAAGGCAGACAAATAATGGATACCATAGATCTGTTAGTTAAAATCTGGCCGGTCATGCTTGGATTTATAACCTTGGTTGTTGTTTTGGCCAAGATGGACGTACGTATTAACGTACTAGAAGAAAAGATCAAAACATTATTCGAGCTATGGAACAAAAAATGAGCGCCAAAGAGATTTATCTGATGGAGTTGGAAGATATTCAACAAAAGATGGTTGAGCTATCTAAACGCGCTGATGAAATTCGTAAGCTGATTGATGAGCTTACTCCAGATATGCCTGTGCAGATATTTAACATGGTTCGTAACTGGGAATTGGTTCTTTAATGTTTAACGATAAATCCAGTCATTTCTTTTTCCTGTATGGATTGGCTCTACTGATTGTAATGACATTCTTAATTACAGTCGGAATGACTTTGTTTGGATTAACAAAAGTAGACTCTGTTTTGGCTGGTACGCTTATGGGGTATTTATCAGCCAAGTGTGAGCAGGTTGTTTCTTTCTACTTTGGATCCTCTGCGGGTAGCCAGAGAAAAGACGAGCTATTACACCAGTCCACGCCTATAGGCGCGATTAAGTCTGACGATTCTAAAACGACATCTGTAGACTGCGGGGAATAAGATGCAATTAAGCGAACACTTTTCATACGAAGAAATGACGCATTCTGACGTGGCGGTAAGACAGGGGTGGGATAATACTCCTAATGAGTCAGAGTTAGCTAACCTAACACGCCTATCGGCGTTTTTAGAGCAGGTTAAAGAGGTTTTAGGTGGTAAGCCAATTATGATTAACTCGGCTTATCGCTCTAAGCAAGTAAATGATTCTGTGGGATCGAAGGATACCTCGCAGCATCGTTTAGGTTGTGCGGCTGACATCAGAGTGCCTGGTATGACTCCTGATGAGGTCACAAAGGCTGTAATCGCTTCAAGTCTACAATTTGACCAAGTAATTAGAGAGTTTAATTCTTGGACTCATATCTCCGTGCCAAATCATGAGAGCGATAAGCCTAGACGTCAGGCTCTCATAATTGACAAAGGTGGCGTTCGCTACTATTCATAAATAAGAAGGCACTACGGTGCCTTTTTTAATAAGGGCTCACAATGAAACTGAATGAGGCGCAGAAGAAGTTTGTTGAGGCATGGAACCGACTGGGATCTCCCACTTTAGTAGCAAAAGAGTTGGGTTTTTCAGTTAGGTATGTATATAACTATAGAAAAGACCTAGAACATAAGGGAGTGAGCCTTAAAACCTTTAATCCTCAAAGATCGCCAGAAAAAACCGCAATTACAATAAAAACACATGAAGGGCGGGTAGATTTAGAAGTTTTAAATGGAACTGTGCTGGTCTTTTCTGACGCACACTATTATCCAGAAATGATTTCAACAGCCCATTTAGGGTTGTTGTATATGATTAAGAAATTAAAACCTGTTGCGATTATTAACAACGGGGATGCTTTTGACGGTGCGGGTATATCGCGCCATCCGCGCATAGGCTGGGATTCTAAGCCTACGGTGATAGACGAGCTAAGAGCAGTAACAGAACGGCTCCTAGAGGTCTCTGAGGCCGCTCCAAAGGGTTGCAGATTGATCTGGCCATTAGGTAATCATGACTCGCGGTATGAGACTTTCTTGGCGGCTCAAGTGCCTCAGTTTCAAGGTGTAGATGGATTCCATTTGAAAGATCACTTCCCTGAGTGGAAGGCTTGTTGGTCTTGCTGGATTAACGATGAGGTTGTTGTGAAGCATCGCTGGAAGGGTGGTGCTCATGCAACTTGGAATAATACGATTAACGCTGGCAAGTCAATTGTGACAGGACATTTACACCAGCTTAAAATAACTCCATTTTCTGACTATAACGGTCGGCGTTATGGAGTGGATACAGGTACGTTGGCTGATCCTTACGGCCCGCAATTTATTGACTATACTGAGGGTAATCCTGTGAACTGGTGCAGTGGATTTGCTGTGCTGACGTTCAAAGATGGGAAGATGCTCAGTCCTGAACTCGTTCGCAAGTGGGATGAAAATGTGATAGAGTTTAGGGGCGAACTAATTGAAGTGTAAAGAAAAATGACTACTCAAAGCTGGGTGATGACGTATGATAGTTTGACCACTACAGTTCTCCAGTATTTGGAGCGCTCGGATCAGGCTACCATCAACGCCATACCAACCTTCATTACTCTATGTGAGTTTGAGGTTGCCCAGCAGATTAAGACTTTAGGTCAGCTTCAGGTTGCGGAAGGCGCGATTAACGGCGGCAATAATGTTTTACAGAAGCCCGCTCGATGGAGAAAGACGGTTTCATTTAATGTTACCGTGAATGGCGTAAAGCAACCCGTTTTTGTCAGAAAGTATGAGTATTTATTGGAATATGCGCCGAATGCGACTGTGACGGGCTATCCTCAGTTTTACGCTGACTATGATTATGAGCATTGGTTAATAGCGCCTATGCCGGATAAAGCGTATAACTTTGAAGTATTGTATTACGAGCGTATACCTCCGCTGTCAACTGCTAACCAGACTAACTGGCTGACACAGAATGCGCCGAACGTGA